CTGCTGGTGGCGGTGCCCCCGTACCACTGGATGCCGCTCTTGTCGATGTACACCCGGTTCCCGTCGCTGGTGCCCATCCGTATCCAGGCGTTGTCCAGGTCGTACACCGTGGTGTAGTTGAGATTGTGTATCTGGCCGGTGGTAATGTTTCCGCCGTTGATGATCGTCTTGTCCTGGTTCCAGGTACTCAAATCCGAAAATGTCACCACGCCGGATAGGTTGATCTGTGTGCTGGTGATCTCTGTTCCGCCCGCCGTCAGCTTGATGGTGCTGGAAGTGCCGCTGGTGGAAGCCGTTAGCTTAATTTCGCTCACCGTCTGTTTGATCTCGGTCTTGGTTTCGGCGGTGGTCAGATAGTCCCCGGTGCTGGCCGTCCAGGCAGTGGGTGCATTGCCCATCTGCACCATGGGGTGCATGATGGTCAGGTCATTGGTAACGGTGGCGTTATCGTTCGCGGTACTCACAAACAGGCCGTCAGCATATCCATCGGCAGTAGCCGTAAAGGCTGCCCAGCGCAGCTTCCAGCCATTATCCAGCGCAATGTCCTGCTGGGCCTGCTTGAACGCGGAGCCGTAATAGCTTTTTGTGCCGCTGCTGCTCTTGGTCTCGAACTGCAAAAACAGGCTGTCGGTGCCGGAGTTGAGCTTGTACAGCACCGATGCGCAGTAGGTCATGCCCTTGGCAATCACCAGCGTTTTGTCCGCCCCAAAGTGGAAGCGGGTGTTCCGGGCCTTGTTCGTCACATGGACGGATTCGCCGCTGATCGTGTATGTTCCTTTTTTGCTCAGGTCGTTGCCGCCTGCATCCATGGACGCATTGTTCCAGTTATCCGTTTCGGTAATAATGTTGTTTCCGCCTGTGATCCGCTGGGTCACGGTCTGGGTGATGCTGTCGGCTTTCTGGTCAATCGCGGATACCGATTTTTTGACCGTCTTGAACTCCTGTTTCGTGCTGTCAAGGTCATCCGAAATGGTCGTGGTGGTTTGTTCCAGACTGCTGACTTTGGTGCTGATGCCGTCCGCCTTTTGGCTGATGTTGGAGACATCTTCTTTCAGGCTCTCCACCGTTGCTGTGGTGGCATAATCCTGCAGCTTGCTGTCAACGGCATCATTGGCAGCGCTGGTGGCGGTTTCCTTCACGTTGGCCGTTACCGTTTCGGTCACTGACTTTGTGACCTCGGTTTTGATCTCGTCAGCGGTCTGCGAAAACAGGCTTTTGGCGCTTTCCTGCGTCAGGTAGTCGCCGCTGCTGGCGTTCCACGCGGTCGGCGCGTTGCCGTATTGCAGCATGGGGTGCAGCAGCTCAAGCTTATTGGTGCAGTTGTCATTGCTGTCAAACTCGACAGTTTCTAGAATGCCCGTATAGTTATGGCGGGGCGTCCATGTACCATACCGCAGCACCCAGCCGTCCGTCTGCTCAATTTCGAGCTGGTCAGCGGTTTTTATGGAGGCAATGTAATTTTGTCCGTTATCGCCCTTGAACGCAATGCCCATCCGCAGCGCATCAGTGCCGGAAATGAGTTTGTACATGACGGACATGCATATAGTGACGCCCTCGGTGATATGAGCGCCAACGGTGTTGAACTTGAACCCGCGGCATGTGTTCGCATTGGTGATTGTTGCACTGCCATCGTCGCCATACACAACGCTGCTGTCAATGCCAACATAGGTGGCATTTTTGAAGCTCTCGCTGCCCAGGATCAGGTTCCCACCGCCGGTGATTTTGGTGTCTTTTTTCACCTCCGCCGAAAGCCCGTCCACCGTCTGTTTCAGCTCGCTGTAATTGCCGGAAAGCTCACTCGCGGTCACGGTCAGGCCGTCCACGCTGGTCTTGATCTCCAGCATTTTGCCGGTCAGGTTCTTGTAGCTCTGGCTGTTCACCGCGCTGGAACTTTCCCGGCTGGCGCTGCCCACGCTCTCAAAGCTGGCTTTGCCGGAGGAGATTGTGGCGCTCATCAGGTAGGTATCAAACTCCCGCCCGCGTGCGTCCTTAACGTGTACGATCTGCCCGCAGGCAAGGCCGGAACCACTGGGCACGGCCACTTTGCACGGGGTATAGGTCACGCTTTTCAGCACGTTGTACAGGTTTTGGGCAACGGTTTTCAGGTTGGCTTCGGTGCCGGTTGTCAGCAGCAGGTTGCCCTGCACTGCATAGGTGTTGGTGGCAGTGGTGCTGTCGGGGTAAATCACGCCCACGTCACTGTCCGACTGCCGGATCTGAACTTTCTCAATGGCCTTGACCGTGTAGTCCTCGTAGCTCAGGCTGTCAGCATAATAGGCGGTGCTGTTGCTGACGCCGTCCGGGGTGATTTTAGCCGTGCTGCGCTTGTCTGTGTAGGTCAAGAATTGCAGCTTGCCGTCTGCATTCATGTGGGCGTAGCAGCCTGCCGCTTCCGCCGCCCAGGAGATGATCTGTCGGCAGGTTAAATCATCCGCATAGAACGCCTGCACGCTGTAGCTGCCGTTGATGGGCAGGCGGCTGCTGGCAAGCGTGACCCCTGCCCGCTGGCAGGCCAGCTGAACCAGCTGCCAGATGGTCTTGGGGAACTGCGCCTGATTGGCGTGCAGCCAGCCGGAGAAATTGGCATCCAGCTTGGACATGGTGTCGTAGGCCGTGACCTTGTAGCTGTTGCGCTTGGTGCGGGTGGGCTTTTCAGCATAGAAAACGCCCACCTTGGTGCGGTTCCCGGCATCATCCTGCCGGTAATAGGTCAGGGCGTCCCCAGCGGTAATTTGTAGGCTGCCGTCCGGATCCGCCCAGATTTCGGCTTCAATGTAGTCCGAAAACGCAGAGCCAATAGTGAACTCCTGCCCGGCGTTCACCGCAGTGTGCAGCGTCAGGCTTTTGACCGCGCTGCCGGGGGAGCCGCCCTTTAACTCGGTGCCGCTGGAGAGAGTGAGGATTGGTTGATACAAATACACACCTCCTTTGGTTTTAGTTAGGAGGTAGGAGTGAGGATTTAGGAGTTCATGGTGTGCGCGTGCGCCCGTCGCTTTGCGGTAAATCCTGTTATGGCATCTACCGCAAAGCCCCGGAACGGTCGAGACCGTTCCCTACAGAGCTGGACCCTAGGCTCGTTTTAACTCCTACCTCCTAACTCTCAATCAGCATTCAATAATGTTAAATTTAAGGTTTTTCCACTGTTTCGTCTTGGCATTATGCCAGGCGATACCGTATTTGCTGCAGTAGCAGGTGGTGGTTTCGGTCTCGGTGGAAGATCCGGCTTTTGGGTGGGTGAACTGGAAGGTCGCCTTGCCTGCAAACAGCCCGATGGTGTACTTGTATTCATCATCCGTCAGGCAGCTGTAGGCGATGGGCCAGGTAGCCACTTTTTCCCGCACCACTTCGCGGTGCATGTACCCGGCTTCGTCGCGGCCGGAATCGCTGGAATCTAGGTCAGAATAGCTCGGTTCAATGTCGCAGTCCGGTGCGTACAGGGATTTGCCATCGATCTGGAACAGATTAGTCAGGGTCACGTTACACACCTCCTGTTGCAATGGCCTGTTTGCGCTGCCAGCGCTGTACGGCGCGGCCTACGTCCTCGTCGGTCAGTTCAATGCCGTACACGGCGGAGAGGATCTCCCGCAGCACGGAAACCACGGCCTCAAAGCCCGCCATCTGGCCCGCCTGCAGGTCCTCCATGACCTCGGCCACAGCCTGCTTGATGGTGTCCAGCGGGGCTTCCACGTTGGTGCCGTGGCTCTGATCGCCCAGCACGGCCAGAAACTCCCGGTTGGCCGGGATGACCGCGCCCTGCGCCAGATACGGAATTTGCGGGGCCGTGACGGTGCCGATGTTGAACCCGAACGACGAGATGCCGGTCAGGTCCGTCACCCAGGACGGCGCATCGAAGGACAGGCTGTTCAGGCCGTTTATCACGGTGTTCAGACCAGATACAATGGCGGAAATCATTCCGTTCACAAAGCCGATAATGTTGTTGATCGCGCCCCGGATGCGGTCGCTGATGACATCCCAAATATCGCTTACGGCGTCCTGAACCACTTGCCAGGCGGCCTCCCAATCGCCCTCGAACACGTTGCGCATAAAGTCGATCACGGCCTGCAGGCAAATCAGGCCAATGTCCAGCACGTCGGCCACAATACCGATGGCGTTGGTCACGATGCCGGCAACGGAATTGAACACCTGCGTAAACACCGGGCCGAAGGTGCTTAACAGCCAGTTGGCCAGCGGGTCGATCACATTGTCCCACAGGGCCTTGATGACCGTAGCGATTGCGTTGATCGCGTCGCCGCCCACGGCGATCAGGTCACTGAACAGCGGGGACAGGTGAGTGTTCCACAGCTCAGTCAGGCTGGTGACCAAACTTGCCAGGATTGGGTCAATGACCTCCGTCCAAAGCCGCTGAATAATGTCGCACACATCCTGCACGACTTCACAGAACGCGGTAAAAATCGGGGAGATGTACGTTGTCCAGGTTTCGTTCCAGGCAGTTGCAAGGTCAAGCCATATCTGCTTTACAAGGTCAAGCGCCGGGATAATCCATGTGTTGATAGAATCCGTCAGCATATTGGCCAGCGCGCTTAGGATCGCCGTGCCCGATGTGATCACGGTGCTTACCACGTCGCCGACTACGGGCGCGAGAAGCAGGCTCAACCCGTTTACAAATCCGGGTACAAAATCAAAGACAAAATAGTCCAGCAGCGGAGCCAGCCCGTTTTGCCACAGGTTGGTGAACGACGCCTCCAGCTGCGGCAGCGCTGCCTCTGCGGCGGCTTTGATTTGTTCCCACGCTGCGCTCCACGCCGCTGCGGACGGGGCCAGCGCGTTGGTGAAACGCTGCCATGCGGCCTTGATGCTGTCGATAGCACCCGTGATGCCGCTTACGTCGCCGACCTCGGACAGCGCACCGAACGTGGCGTCTGCGCCGCTTCCACTGCCACCGCTGCTGCTGTTGTCTTTCTCGTCAAGCCGCTCGATTTCATCAAACCAGGCAAGGCTCTTGGCGGCTTTGTCGGTCTGCTTGGCCATACCGCTGGCCGCGGTGCCGACGCTGGTCATCTTCTTGGCTGTTGCCTGCATGCCCGAAAGGCTTTTGCCGGTCAGCAGGCTGATGAGCTTTGCCAGGTAGGCAAACGCCTTGGCGGCAAGGTTCATCACATAGGTCAGCGCGCTGCCCAGTGCATTGACCAGTGGGGCGGCCGCGGTCGCGGCGGCACCCTTTAGGCGGGCAAGTGCCGTGCCGAAACCGTCCGTCTTGGCGACAGCGCTGCCCAGGGCGGAGGTCAATGACCGCAGGGCCGAAGAAATGACGTTGAAGATCAGTGCGCTGAACACGATGCTTTTCAGCCGTTTGGCAAAAACGCCAAAAGCGGAGCTTGCCCGCTTGGCACTGTCACTGGCACCGCCAGTGCTGCTGGCATTTCCCGCCTCTTGGCCTGCCTCCGCCGCGGCGTGCTTTTTGGCAGCCTCCGCAGCGGCTTCCTGCGCTGCAATCTCCTTTTTGGTCGCGGCCACGACTTTTTCGGCGTGATGCGTGGCGGTTTCCGGGCCATAGGCTTTTTCCTGCGCCGCTGCAATTTTGGCGTACTGCTTTTCGATGTCGGCAGCCTGCTTGTTGAAATACTGCTGCATCGCGTCGTCGCCCGCCTGCATTGTCTGGGCGCGCTGCAAGGTTTCAGCTTGGTTCGCTGCGGCGGCCTGCTCCTGCTCCATCCGGCGCGCCAGTTCCGCATGGCGCTGGGTCATTCCCTCCAGCGACTGCCGCTGGCTTTCAAACTCGGCAGTAATTTTGGCCGCTGTGCTGTTTTGCTGCTCCAGCTTGGCTTCCAGCTCCGCAATTTTGGCGTCAGCCTGCGTAAGCTGTTCCGTCAAATCGCTCCTTTTCAGCAGCGCGGTGTCGCTCGGCAGCTGCCCTTTGTCGTGAGCGGCGTGGATCTCACTGTTTACTTTTTCAAGCGCGTAGGCGGCCTTGTCGGCATTGGCGTACGTTTTTTCCAGCTCGGCGGCAGTTTGCTCAGCCTCGGTTTTTGCCTTGCCAAGGCTTTCCGCCAACTTCCCGCGGGTGTTCTCGGCGGCAACGATGGTTTTCTCCAATGCCTTGATCTGCGCGGCAGTGTCTCCCGCCTGCGTCATGATTTTGGCCAGTTCCTGGGTCAGCGGCTTCAGAGCATCGCCCAAACCGCTGGCTTTTCTGCCGTCAAAGGTCTTTTCGATGGATCGCCCCAGCTTGTCCATTGTCTTTTGCAGGTCGTTGCCGCTTTTTACGACCTGCACCGTGTTCAGGCTGGTGTCTATGGACACTTTCGGCATAAACGGCTCCTTTTTGTATCATGCTTCGCCTAAAAGCGCCAGAAGGCGCTGCTTTTCGGCTTCTTCCTCTTTGGTAAGCTGCGGGCGCAGGTCAACGATTTCCTTGTTTTCGCGGTAAAACTGCTGTTCCCATTTTTCGAGTTTTTGCCCTTTTGCCAGCTTATGGCGGATGCCCACCACCGTGGCAAGCGGCCCGCTGCCGATGTTCATAAAGTAGGCAATGAATGTCCACCAGTGCAGGTAGGGCAGCGCCCGTACCTCGCACCCGGCGACCTTGTTCACGCCGCCCACGATCAGCTCTGCATCCTGCTGCCAGTCGATTTCCCGTTTGGCTCCGGGCTTGCCCTGCGTTTTGCCGCAGGCGATAAACTCCGCCATCCGCTCGGCAGCTTCCTGCCGGTTTTGCGCGGGGATGTCCCGCCAGTTTTCGTAAAACAGCGCCATGGCAATATACCACCGCTCCTGTTCGTTATCATCGGTGTTCTGCAGGTGGTCGATGATGTCCAAAATATCGCGGTAGTCGGTATGCACGGCATATGGTTTCCCGCCAACCGTCACTGTGGTCGGCAGCGTCCAGCCCTGCATTATTTCTTGGCCGCAGCGCGGCGTGCGGCGCGGTTTGCCTTTGCCGTCTGCACGGCTTTGTCGGCTTTTTCTTCCATGCTGCGTTCTGCGCCTTCCCGGATGATCGGCGTCAGGGCGTCCAGCAAATTCGTCACCACACGCCTTCCGTTGCCTGCGACCGCCGCAAGGTTCACGCCATGCAGGATCTCGTCAAAGTCGTTACCCGCGCCAAAAACGCCGTTTAATACCTCTTTAATCTTCCGGTCATACTCGGCCAAAACGGCCAGTTCCGCGCCAACGCGCTGGTTGTCATCCGGGAAATCAGCCTCGATCTGTTCCATTCGCTTCTGGGCTTCCGCGTCCAGCTCGGTCAGGGTGGTTTCGGCTGCAAAAAAGCGGTTGTACACGTTGGGGTCGCTGGGGTTGAAGCGCAGCACGCCGCTGCCGTTGATCTCAAACTCCTGGACGCCGGTGTCAATGGTAAGTTGTTTCATCGTATAACCTCCGTGTTTTATTGCCCGATCAGGGCATCACAAAAGCGCCCTTGCTCATTCGCAAAGGCGCTCATTGTCATGCTCTCATCAGGTCGATGCTGTAAAGGTCTTTGTGCTGACGTTGAAGGTACCGGTCGTTTTAACGCCCGTGTAGTGGACATTGAACGGGATCTGGTAGCCGGTGGTGTCGCCGCCGTAGCTGCTGACTTCAACGTAGCATTCCTCTTTCACGGCGGGGTACGCACCGGAAGATTCGGTTTCCCACAGTTTGACCTCCACAATGTCGGTTTTCAGGTCATCCAGCACCAGATCACCGTCAATGATGGCCTGGAGCTTTGTAAACAGCGGGTCATCCTTTTCGGCGTAGTACGGGGCAACTTCGCCCTGCTTCTGGTAGCTGTCGATGGTCACCGACGTTTCGCCCATGATGTTGCTTTTCTTTTCAACATTGGCCGAAAGCTCCGGGCTGTACTCTTCCAGGTCTTTGCCAAGGCGTACATAGGCTGCCGTACCGGTATCCCCCGCAAAGACGGTGTTCAGGTAATGCGCCATATACTTGCGTTCGATTTTCACTGGATCAGTTCACCTCAATTTTCAATTTTTCGCTTGAATGTGACGGAAAGCACTGCCATGTACAGCGCGGTGCCGCTGTCCTCGGCGCTGTACAGTGTACCGTTCTGGGCCTGCGCGGTGGCTTTAGTTTCGGTATTGCCAAAGTTCGGCACAAGCCCGCGGGCGCTCTGTTCCTGTACCCAGCGCTGGAAGTCCATCACCCAGCTTGCGTTGGCGCGGGCTGCCGTGTCGTCCTGCAGGGCCTTCTCAAACGTAAAATACAGGCCAAAGTTATAACGGTCGGTTAGCGTCACGTTTCCGAGAATATCCTCTCTGCGCTCTACCTCCACCAAGCCCTGTGGGAACACAAAGCCCTGGTTGGGGATCTGGTCGGTATAGTCCACCTGGCAGCTTCCCAGAATATCGTAGCCATCGTAGGTTTTCAGCCATTCGATCAGGCATTCAAGGTCTGTCATTTCAGCATCCTCCTCATGTAGCGCGCAAGGTCGGCGGCCATGGCGTCGCCCTCGGCGGCCATAACGGCTTCATCCCAGCGCGGCCCGGCCAGCGGGTTTTTGGTATGGGTATAGTTCAGCGACTTTCCGCTTTTGCTCATGCCGTAATACAGGTACCGCGCCTGCGGGTTATCCGTCACGATCTCCGGCACATGGGTGTCGGTCTGCGCGATCGTCAGCTTGATGGTTGCGCCGGTGCGGTACGGCATATACTTCTGGATACGCCGCAGTACATTTGCGGTATGGAATTGCTGCACCGGCCCGTCCCGCCCAAGGCCGAGCGCTTCCACCCAGCCCTCGCCGTCCGGGATGTCCACGGTCACCCTGCACTTCATGCCCCTGCCTCCACATGGCACGGCTGCCCGTGCCAGTATTTCTGTTCCACCCAGGTTACGGTCGTCACGTCGTAGTCGCTGGGCAGCAGCGCCGCCCACTCCTCACGGGTCGTGATTTCCGGCCCCTCGCCCGCGACCACACGGTCGCCGGGCTGCAAAACATAGGTGCCGTCCATGCCGGTGTCAACTGTGGGGCTCACGCGCGCGGCGGTCTTTTGCGGGATAATAAGCAGGTACCCCGCGCTGTGTGCCGCGCCAGTCTTGTCCACCGCCACCGTGCGGCGGGTTTCATAGTGTACCCCCTCCAGCACGGCGCGGCGGCACTCG